AACTTCGAAGCATGTTAAACACTTTACATGAGACAAACGATTTATGGTTATCTGATGTTCAAAATTTACACAGTCTTAAATGGGAACTAGTAGAGATGTTAGATGCTGAGTGGAATTCAAATACTTATAGATATGTAAAGAGAGGTGCTAAATGATAGGCGAACTAATAGGACTAGCAGTTGTAATACTATTTATGTTAGTATCTTTGACAGCAGTTGGATTTATAATAGCAGATAGTAATTATGACAAGAAAAAAAAGGACGACTGATTGGTATTTAAAATGGGTTGCAAGTTGTTTTATAATACTAGCAATCTGTTTCAGGTCAGTACAAGGGTTTCAGGAAGTAGATTTAATACTAAGTTTTATAGGTTGTTTTATGTGGACTTTAGTAGGTTTGATGTGGAACGACAGAGCTTTGATAGTATTAAATGCAGTAGCAACTTTTGTATTACTAACAGGTATAATTAAATTATTTATTTAGGAGGGAACTATGACAGCAAAAGAAATGACAGATGATAACTTTATAAACTTTCAAGATGATTTCTATAATCTTTTAGAAAAGTATGGAGTTGGTAAGATTGATATTGAACATCCACAGTTTAATAGTATTTGCAATCTTAGAAATAAGGTAGTAGAATTTATTGAACAAGAAACGTGGAGGTAATATGAGTAATTTTTATTGGCAAGAAGATAATTGGACTGATTTAGAATTAGAAGATGGTATGAAAGTTGATGTTAATTTTTGGACAGATGATAAATCTGGAAGACAATACATAGCTTTTTACCCTACCTTTACAAATCATAAAGGTTGGAAAGAAACTAATGCTACAACACCCATAGCAAAGTATAGAGTTATTGAGGAAAAATTATGAACATATTTTATTTTGATGAGTGTCCGGTCAAGTCAGCAGAAGCACAGCCTGATAAGATGCTAGTGAAGATGCCACTTGAAACTGCACAGATGCTTTGCACAGCTCATAGAGTATTAGATGGTGATGAGTATGCAGATGCTAATGGACTTTACAAAGAAGCATACAAGAATCATCCTTGTACTGTTTGGGCTAGACAATCTAGTGGTAATTATAAGTGGTTATACACACACTTCTTAGCACTTGGTATGGAATATACTTATAGATACGGTAAGACTCATGCAAGTGTTACTAAACTTGGTAAACATTTACATTTACCACCAAAGAATATACACAAAGGAGACATGACACCACTTGCACAGGCTATGCCTGATGAATACAAAAATGATAACCCTATTGTAGCATATAGAAATTATGTTATCCATGAAAAACACTATGCACAATGGAACAAAAACAGGGAGAGACCTACATGGTGGACTTAAAAGATACTGAACTAACACCAATGACTAAGGCAGAGTATAGAGCTTGGGAAGATTATGTTAGAAAATACAACGAGGATAATCCTAAAGACCAAATATGTTATGAACTTACTTGGAACAAGGATGAATATAAAGTTAAATTATTAAATTTAAAGGTTGACAGGGAGAACTAGATGTGGTATAATAGCCACTTATTCTAGTATGCTGTAGGGTGTAGCCCTCAACTAACCTTCCTGAACCTGAAGGCATACTGATTTAGTGCTGGGTACCACTTTAAAGTGCCTCATTTTTATAGTTGTGGCTAGGAGTGAGCCTTTGTAAAAGCTTTTCTGGAACGATTAGGTCGCCTTGAAGAAGTTAAGGATAAAACACGAATGAGTACTAAACCACCACGTGACTAGCCACCCTTTTAACTGGAGGGTTATTATGAATCTATATTTTAAATCAACAACATTATACAAGCAGATAGGTTGGACATGGAAAGACATGGACAAAGCTTATTGGGATACTTGGATACCTAAGAAGTCTGATATCAAAATCATTACAAGACTTAACAAAGAGCAAAAGAAACAAGTACTAGATGAACTCTGGGAAGACTTGCAAAGTGCTATACAATTTACACGAGATAGAAACAATGCAAGAAGAAGAAAAAAAAGACTTGACACAAAATCAAATTTATGATATAATTGCACAACTTAATACAAACTAATGGAGGTTATTTATGTATGAGTATGTAAAAGGGAAGGCAATGTATGCCAACATTACCAGTCCTAACACGAGGTTTGAACCTCACAAATATGGCATAACTGTTCTTACTGATTCTGATACAGCTACTAAGCTTGAAGACTTAGGACTGAATCAAGTTAGAACTAGAACAGGTGAACTGAAGTATGAAGAACCTGCTTTTACTTTTAGTAAGAGAGCATCAAGAAATGATGGGTCAGCTAATCCTGCACCTAAGTTAGTTGATAGTGATGGTAATCCTATGGATGTTGCAATTGGTAATGGTTCAGAAGTTACTGTTAAAATCAAACCCTATAAAAATAATTATGGTAGGTTCGCAGAACTTATGGCTGTTAAAGTAGATAACTTAATTGAATATGCTGAACAAGATTCAGATAACGAGGAATTTTAATATGATTATTACTATTAAAAATGATGATGGTGAATCAGTCTATGATGTTTCAAAGATTGAAGATGAACAAAAAAGAAATGGTGCTAACATATCTATCAGTAAGATAGGTACGTTAAACGTCATGGTAGAAGCTTTAAACTTTGCTTCACAAGGACATCAGAATAATCTTGAAGCTGTACTAAAGGATAGTCCTGAAGCTATAGTTGAACAAGAAGAAACTGAGACTATAGAAACTACAGACGAAGACGATTCTTTAAACGAAGTATCTTAATTCATAGTGAGGGCTAACATGGATAAAACTTGGGATAAGTTACATCAACCTTGTCCACTTTGTAACAGTAGTGATGCTGTTGGAATCAATGAAGATGATTCAGCAAAGTGTTTTAGTTGTGGAGAGTTTATGCCTAGCTATACTAAAGCATGTGGAGGACAGGATATGCAATCAACTACAACACAAACCAAACAACCTGATATGGTAGATGAAGGAAAGTTTTCAGCATTAACTGATAGAAAAATTTCTATGCAGACTGCTCAAAAGTATGGAGTGAAATGTGTACACGACTTACAAGGTAATGTCGTTAAACATTTTTATCCTTACTATAATGGACACGAACTTTCAGCTACTAAAATTAGAAATTGTAAAGACAAAGACTTCTATGTCTCTGGTAGTTACAATGATACAGGTTTGTTTGGTCAACAACTTTTCAAGAGTGGTAAGTACGTTACTATTACTGAAGGTGAGTGTGATGCTATGGCTGCTTATGAACTGCTTGGTTCTAAGTGGGCTGTAGTATCTATTAAACGTGGTGCTAATGGTGCAGTAAGAGACATCAAGGAAAGCTTAGAGTTCTTTGACGACTTTGAAAACGTCATCATTGCATTTGATAAAGATAAAGCAGGACAAGAAGCTAGTATTAAAGTTGCTAGGCTTTTCAAGCCGGGAAAAGCTAGGATAGTTACCCTTCCTAACGGTTGGAAAGACCCTAACGACATGCTAAGAAACAACAAACATAAAGAATTTGTTGAAGCTTGGTGGGCTAGTAAAGTTTATACACCTTCTGGTGTTATAAATGTCTCTGAACAACGTGAGAAGTTCCACAATCGTGAGAGAAAAGAAAGTGTACCTTATCCTTATGAAGGACTTAACAAGAAATTGTATGGTCTTAGACAAGGTGAACTTGTAACTCTTACAGGTGGTACAGGACTTGGAAAGTCTAGTGTCACACGTGAACTTGAACATCATCTTATCAAAAACACTACAGATAATGTAGGTATCATTGCATTAGAAGAAGATTGGAGAAGAACTATTGATGGTATCTTATCTATTGAAGCTAATGCTAGATTGTATGTGGACCAAGTCAGAGATAGATTTAGTAAAGAAGAGCTAGATAAATTCTTTGATATACTTTATGATGGTGAGAATCGTAATAGAGTATGGGTGCATTCTCACTTTGGAACCAATGACATTGATGATATCTTTACCAAACTTAGATTCATGATTATAGGTTGTGATTGTAAGTGGGTAGTCGTTGACCATTTACACATGTTAGTTAGTGCTGTACATGAGGGAGATGAGAGACGTGCTATTGATTCAATCATGACTAGACTTAGAAGTTTGGTAGAAGAAACAGGTGCAGGAATCATTTTGGTTTCACACTTGAGACGTGTTGATGGTAACAAAGGACATGAGAACGGTATTGAAGTATCACTATCTCATCTAAGAGGTTCAAATAGTATTGGACAACTTAGTGATTGTGTGATAGCATTAGAACGTAATCAACAATCAGATGACCCTGATGAAGCTAGAACAACAAGAATGCGTATACTTAAATCAAGATACACAGGTGATGTTGGTATGGCTTGTAGGGTTATATATGATTCAGAAACTGGGAGACTATCTGAACTAACAGACGAAGACATTACTTTTGATGATAGTTTAGATGAAGCATTTTAATTATGGATTTAGTATTTGACATAGAAACTGATGACCTAAAGGCAACTAAGATACATTGTCTTGTAGCTCAAGATGCAAACTCTGGAGAGATATTTAAGTTTCCTCCAAGCAACTTGCAAGAAGGCTACGAGCTTTTATCTAAAGCAAATAGATTAATAGGTCATAACATTATAGGATTTGATATTCCTATGGTAGAAAAGTTTGGTGGTATAAAACTTAGAGACAAAGAAGTTATAGATACTCTTGTTCTTTCTAGATTATTCAATCCTACTAGAGAAGGTGGTCATAGTCTTGAGAAGTGGGGATATAAACTTGGTCTATCTAAAATAAACTTTGAAGACTATCTAAATTATTCTACAGAAATGTTAGACTATTGTGTTCGTGATGTTCAGTTAAATACTCTTGTCTATAAATCACTTCGTAATGAGTCAAAAGGTTTTAGCAAACAATCTATTGAACTTGAACAAGACGTTGCAAGAATAATTAAACAACAAGAAGAAAATGGTTTCATGTTTGATATGGAATCTGCATTAGTATTACTTGCAGAGCTTAGAGAAAAGTCTCAACAGATTGAAGATGAAGTTCATAATACTTTTAAACCTAAATGGGTAGATGATAAATTAGTTACACCTTATATTAAGAAAGATGGTAACTTATCTAAACGTGGACTTACTGATGATGAGTATCAAAGATGTTTAGATACTAATAACTTTGAGACTTTCATGAGACAGACTTTACAAGAGTTTAATCTTGGTAGTCGTAAACAGATTGGTGAATATCTTGTAGACTTTGGTTGGAAACCTGAAAGATTTACTCCTACAGGTCAGCCTATTGTTGATGAGAAAACATTATCAGAGGTTACTCATATCCGTGAAGCTAAACTTATAGCAGACTTTTTATTAATACAAAAACGTATAGCTCAAGTTGATTCTTGGGTTGAAGCAGTACAAGAAGACGGACGTGTGCATGGTTTTGTTATACCTAACGGTGCTATCACCGGTAGAATGACACACAGAAGTCCTAACATGGCACAAGTACCTTCAGTTCATAGTCCTTATGGTCCAGAATGTAGAGCATGTTGGATTGTTGACGAAGGTAATGTATTACTTGGAGTTGATGCTAGTGGTTTAGAGTTAAGAATGTTAGCCCATTATATGAATGATGAAAACTATATCAAGGAGATTTTAGATGGAGATATACACACAGCTAATCAAAGAGCTGCACAACTTAAATCAAGAAATCAGGCGAAGACATTCATCTATGCCCTCATGTACGGAGCAGGAGATGAGAAGCTTGGAAAAGTGGTTGAAGGAAGTACAGCAGATGGTAAACGAGCTAGAGAACATTTCTTCGATAATAACCCTGCATTTAAATCACTTAGAGATAGGGTACAAAGAGCAGCTTCAAAGAAATATCTCAAAGGTATAGATGGTAGAAAGCTTTACATACGTAATGCTCATTCTGCATTGAACACTTTACTTCAAGGAGCAGGTGCAATAGTCATGAAGAAAGCATTATCAATACTTGATGATGTCTTACAACTAAATGCAGTACCTTATAAGTTTGTTGCTAACATCCATGATGAGTGGCAACTAGAAGTACCTAAAGATAAAGCTGATTTCATTGGTCAGTTTGCTGTTGATAGTATTATAAAAGCAGGAGAACATTTTAATCTTAGATGTCCTCTTGATGGTGAGTATAAGATAGGAGGTAACTGGAGTGAAACACACTAAGCATTGCGATAGTAGAAAAGGAGACATGGCTGAATACTATGCTGTAACTTGGTTATGGGATAACGGTTATGAGGTTTTTAAAAATTGTGGGTGTACAGGACTTGCTGATTTGATTGCTCTTAAAGATGGACAAACAACTTTGATTGATGTTAAAACTGCACAACCTCAACTACATAAAAAAACAGGTAACAACTTTACAAAATGTTGTAGTAGAACTCCAGAGCAAATAAAAGCAGGAGTACAATTGTTACAATTTAATTCTGTAGATAGAAGTTTGTATTTTACTAAACACAGAGATAAAAATTATGACTAAAAATAAAAAAACACTTGACACATTAGTCGAAGATATATATAATAAATTGTCGGCTCTTGGAAAAGGAGAACATCTTGACATAGATGAAGAGACTATTGAACAGTTTGGAGAATCTATGAAAGAGATTCTTTACACTTGGTCTCACCCTGCTCCAAGAGGTAAACCTGCTTTACGTATGTCTAATATAGGTAAGCAACCTAGACAAC